AAACGAACGTATAGAAGAAGTAGTACCGAAGTACGCGGCTCTTACAACTCACGCAGGACGGCGTACCTTTATAGTGAACGGCTTAAGGCTGGGAATACCTGCACCCGTTATAATGGAATGGACGGGACACAGCGACTTTAAGGCAATGAAGCCGTACATAAAAATCGTGGACGCTGCGAAACGGGAAAATATGGCGAAGTTTGACGCTTACCAAACTGAGGGGGACGCGGAGAAAAAATAAGTACCCGAAAAAGTACCCGAAAATGGGTTATCTATTTGGGTTTCGGCGTATTCAATCGTTACCACGAAAAAACGCTAAACGCGTAAAATACAGGCTCTTGGCACTCTTTGGAAATGGCTGGAAATAAGGCTTTTAGAGCCTCTCCCTCCGCAAACTACACTAAAAATCAAGTAGTTACAAATTAAGTACCCGAAAAAGTACCCGAAAACGGCTTTTTCGGGCTTATTTTTGCCCCATAAGTACCCGTTTTCCCCCGTATGGGTATATGTAAAGAAAACGCCCGTTCTTTTACACAATCCTAACGACGTGTAAAGAAAAGGCGTTTTTCTTTACGGGTTTCTTACTTTACCCTTCTCACTATCACGATGCAAACAAGCAAAACCACAAAAACGAAAATTACGACGAACCAAAACACGCCGTTCCCTTTGCTGGTCGTCTCGATCGTCTTGGTCTTTTCCTTCGTCTTGATGTCGGTCTTCGTCTTTGTCTTCACGTCGGTCTTCGTGTCCGCCGTCGTGGTCGTCTGCTTCTCGCTGGTCTGTTCGGTCTGCTTCTCTGCGTTGATGGTAATCGTGCCAGTCCTGTGCTTCTTCACGCTTCCAGCGTTAGGCGGTTTGTCCGCCTCTCCGTTGGTACGCATAGAATTTCCCGAAATCTGCGCATAATTTTCGCCTGTAATTGTGTCGCTCACGGCTGGGTAATACTCCCATTCGTCAAACGCTATTACTACGTTCTGCTTTTCGCTGTTCAACAATACGGCGTTAATCTGCTCGCTGGTCGTCACCTTTTCGGCGCGGTTGCTGTCTGTCGCCACCGTCTGCCGTACTTCCTGCTTCGTGTCCGTCTTATGGGTTGCCCGTGTTGTCTTGCAACCGGGCAGCCCTGTAAGAAGTACCAATAGAAGCAAGGCAAATGCAAACTTCTTCATAAATCGGTAAATTTTAGTACGTTGTCTTTGGACTTGTTCAAAGTGAGGCTTCCGTAGTTGATGCCGTTCAAGCGTCGTAGCCATCCTTTCTTGAAGACTGCTTGGGAAGGGTTGCTTTTTACAAGCCTTTCAATGAAGGAAACGCGCGCCTTCTTTATGTCGGCGAAAAGCTGGCGCGGCTCGCGCTCGTTCAACGCTGCAAGCGTCTTCGCTCCTACAATGCCGTCCACTTTCACGCCGAGAAGCTTCTGCACTCCCGTAATGCCGTGCTTTCCGCTTCCCCATACCCAATCAACTAACAAGTTCGCTACGCTCTGGCTTTTGATTTGGTCGGCTTTCCACCTGTCCCAATAGTTGGGCTTCATTACGACTTTTACCGCGTCTTCGTCGGTAATCAGCTTAAGGTCTGCTACGTCTATGTCGCCGTCGCCGTCCTTGTCGTAGCCCTGTGCCTTCCACGTTGCAATAGTTACGCCTTTGTTGGTCGCTCCGCCCTTGTCGTTCGGGTGGTTGGAAAAGCCACCTTCCCAACTCAAAATAAATGGGGCTAAAATTTCAACTTTTGCCATCTTTGTTATCCTCCTTTTCTGTTAATATATCGGGGTCTATCTCCAAATGCCGCGCGGCTTTGTTCACTAAAACCTTCTGCAAAACCTTCGCCCAGTGCGCTTCGTTACAACTGCTCTCGTTCTCCAAAATGGAAAGAAGCTGAACCAAACAAAAGCCTCCACTTATGAAGTTTGCTAAATACAGGTCTATGAACGGGTACATATACGTGTCTATAAGCCACCCCAACACCGTGCAAGCGTAAACGATGCAAAGCGTGTAGAACATCCTACGCGCGTACTCGCTCTTAAACTTCGCGTCGTTGGTGCTTTTATGGTTCTGCTTCTTCACTCGCTGCCCTAATCGGTAAGCCGTGAAGCAATCCGTGAGAATGGCGAATAAACAAATACCTGCAAACGGGATAGTCGGCTCTAAAAGCCCCCACACCGCGCCGACAATGAAAAGGAAAAAGCGCGAGCCGTCGCCAAATATGCCCCCGAAGAAGCTTTTAACGTATTCGCTCATCGTTCTGTCCTCCTTTCCTTGTTAGTCCACGATGCCCAAATCCTGCCTAACCATCGCCTTTGTGTTGGCGACGAAAGAAAGGTAGTCTTTGTAAGCCTGTTTTGCCGCTGCCTTTGCCGCGCTGTCGGTAATCACTCCCAGCACTCCAGCGTTATACTCGTTGATGATGGCGAACTCCTGTGTTTCGTCCAACGTCTCACGAATGACGGCTTTAACAAGCTTCTCGTAGGTTGGTTCGTCCCAAACTTTAACCGTGTCGTAGTCGTAAACGGTTCTCACCTCTCCCGTTTCGGGGTCGGTCTCTGTGCGTTCCACGATGTTGTAGTTGTAGTGGTATGCACCGTTACCCAGCGGCTGAATAGTAGCCGGGCGAATGTCTGAAGTTGATTTCATAAGGCTTAATCCTTTTGTTTAACTTGTTAATAAAATAATCGCTGTCGCTGTACTTGCACCATCCCCACCATGACGCTATCGCCTGTTTGAAGTCCTTAACGTCTAACGGGTTCTTCCGCTTGGTAAGCTGGGCGCACTTCCTGCAAAGGTTTTGCTTGATACGTTTCCGCAGCCGTGTCTCGTTCAAGTAGAACACAAAGCCTAAAAAGTCAATGCCGCGCCCGTGCCTGTCCCTGTGGTCTTTGCCTACGGGGAAAATCTGTTTGTTATCCTTTACCGCCAGCTTCAAGTTGTCGGCTAAATAGGTTTCAAACTCTGCAAGAATTTCGCGCAAAAACTGCTTATCCTTGTGCAATACTACAATGTCGTCCGCGTATCGGAAATAATACCTAACCTTCTTTACTTCTTTAGCCCAATGGTCGAAATATGTAAGTACGAGGTTCGCCAAATACTGACTTAAGTAGTTGCCTATCGGCAAACCGTCCACGCTGTCTATAATCTCGTCGAGAAGCTTTAATAGCCGTGCGTCTTTTAGCTTCCTCCTTACGATCGACTTTAATACGTCGTGGTCTATGGAAGGGTAAAACTTCCTGATGTCTATCTTAAGACAATATCGGCAGTTTTCTTTATCCTTGTCAATTACGCGCCTTAACTTCTTCGCCGCCGCGTGTATGCCGCGTTTCTTTATACAGCTGTAGGTGTCTGCCGTGAATACCGAAAGCCATATAGGTTCTAACACGTTCATAATTGCGTGGTGTACTATCCTGTCGGGAAAGTATGGAAGTCGGAAAATAACCCTTTCCTTCGGCTCGTAAATCGTGAATGTGCTATAGGTTGAAGTCCTGTAAGTTCCGTTCTTTAGGGCTTCGTGCAAAGCCTTTAGGTTTCCTTCCCTGTTTCGGTCATGCAACTTCACGCCAAACGTCTTAAGCTTGCCCTTACGGGCGCGTTCGTCCGCAAGCTGCAAGTTCTCCAAACTTATTATTTTGTCGTATAGGTTGCTCACCCTTTTCATTGCTTTGCTGATTTAATGGTCTTCTTCGGGTTGCCCCTACCAAAGCCCGTTAATAGTTAATGTTTTTCGCCTTTTTGTCGGCGCGGTCTTTGTTCCGTTATCTCTTTGTTTTGTTGTAATCAGTAATTCCGAGAACCGATATTCGTATTCGTATTCGAAGGGGTGTTATTCGTATTCGCATACGCAAGCCCGGCATTCGCGTCGTTATTCGCATTACCGCCGAAATACACGCCTTCGGAACAAACAACCGTATTTCTTTCACTCGAAATAATAACGTGTTCCGCTTGCCCTCATCGTCACCTTTCGGGGGAACTTGTTACGTTTCTTAATCTCCTTAAGGATGTACTTTATTTCGGTGCTGTTCGTGAAGAACTTTTCTTCTTTCGCGTGTTCGTTCGGTATTGGGTCTTCGTGCCTAATCTTCACCAAAAACCTTTCCGCTCCGAACTTCGTCTTTACTCCCTCTATAAAGTCCACTACCCAAAACTTCAGGTTCGTTAATTGCTGCTGGGTTGTTTCCTTGCAGTTGAAGTGCTTGTTTGCTTCGTCCTGTGGAATGTTAAGAAACGACAGGCTCCCGTCGTCTTCGGGCTGCGTTACGCTATTCTTCTGTTCGTTGTCCATGTCACTTTCTTATTATCTTGTTCAAGAATGACCCCAGCCGCCCAATTATGGCGCGGCGGCTGGGGCGTTAGTCGCTGCTTTCGCTTTACGTCGGTTCGTTCTACGCTGCGGGTATAAAGCAAAGCCGAGAACCGAAAGTCGTATCCGTATACGAAGGGGCGTAATACGAATGCGCAAACGCAAGCCCGGCATGCGCGCCGTTAGCCGCAACACCGCCGAAAAACACGCCTCTTAAGGCTACGCCGCTGGCTGGTATGTTGGTATAGAAGCTATCGGCGTAATACGTCGTTGAGCTTCCTCCAACCTGCAAAGGCATATTGTCGCCGTACTCTCCACAAAGGATTTTCTTCACGTACCCGTTTGTACGTGGAAGTTCGCCGCGCTCCGAATAGCCGTTATAGTTGCTATCTTGGAAGTTGGCAGGGTCGTCGTTGTCTGCCCTGTAGAAGATGCTCTTTGCACCGTCCGCCTCACTCTGTACTTTGACGTGTACGCCGTCCGTCCAGCTCCAAATGTGCCCGAATGGGTTTTCAATACCTCTGTAAGAAGGTACGCTTACGGTCGGCGTGTTGGCATCGTACTCGCTTGGCATGGTGTAGCTAACTACGCCTGTAGCGTTTCCGAGGCTGTTCGTGATTCCGCATGGAATGAAGG